CTTTTTCATACCAACTTGCTTATAGCCATTCCAACAAGCTTCATCTTGACGTTCTGCATCAAGCTTTGCGGCAACTGCCATCTGACGGCGTTTTGCTTTTGATTTACCTTTGAATTGAGGAGCGTCCGAGTCATAGAAATCTTTAATCCATGTACCCATATCATCAGACTTTTTAAGCTTTTCTGATAAAAAACCGTTGACACGATCTTCTAGAGTGGTATAATTGAGGTATGCCTCAGAAAATACAGATAAAGACTCTTCTAAATCTTCTTCATTAATATCTTCTGTGATAAGAGATTCTTCGGTAAAAGCTTTATGCTCTTTAATAAGATATAAAGCAGCCGCATATGATGCTAAACGAGAACCACCTCCAGGCAATTTTGCTAGAAGTTTCTTCATATTTAGAACCATAACATCAAAGACTCCAAAAGCCTTTTTTTGCTTAGAGTCGCGATCTTTTTTCTTTACTAGAATATTACCTTTATCATCGATTACGCCTGCTTCGTAAGCATCCCATTTATTAAATGGAGTAGCTAATCTACGGATAAATTGATATACTAAAAATAAATCAACGACCATTGGTCAGATTCCTTTGAGTTTTTCAGATATAAATGGATCTGAAATAATGCTGCTTTTGTGTAAAAACACGTCTTCGTACTGAATGAATTCCGGCATAAAGTTCAAATACTCAACAAATGGCTTAAGGTACTCATGATACTCGTGCAAACGCATGAATAGCATATTTGTAGCTTCAGGCCCGAATACATTATAAATGATAATCAAGTGGTTTAGAATCAACCTTTCTTTCAGATCATCGTCTTGTCTATATCTTCCAAACAACTTTCTTAAATACTGAAACCGCTTTAAGTCCTCTTCAAATTCTGCAATATCAGAACATTGAGGATTTTCGTAATGTTTAGAAGCATATAACAGAAAGGTTGATTCTGCTAATCTCATAATATACTAACCGTTATTAGCTATCAGCTGCGATAGTATCTTCAACCGCTGTATTACCTGTTACACCAGCGTCACCGGCATCGCCAGCAGATACTTTCATTGCAACTAAGCATTCTGAACGATGACGTCCACCGGCATTGCTATATAGATTCCAACCTGGAGTCTTAAGACCCTTTGCGCGGTTAGCAGCAACACCAGCTTCTGTAGTATCAATGAATACTGCATTATCGCGGTCGTTTGATGCGTTTGTGTTATTTGCATCGTCTTCTAACCATGTTGGTACTGAAGCTAATGCGTCTGTTTTTCCCCAAAGTGCCATTTGTTTTCTCCTTGATGAGGGTTTGTATTATTCTTATTTATTCTTTATGCAGTCGCTGGTTTATTTGAACTTAAATCTGAGATTTTTTTATCTAGATCACTAGCTCTTTTCTTCATATCAGAAATACGTTTTTTACGTTTATACTCAGCTTCTTTTTTCCTAGCTTCTTTTTCAGCTCTATTACCCGCAGCATCTTGTCTAGCAGCTTTAGTGCCACGGATATTGCCTTGCTTATTAACAACAGCTTTCTTAGCCATGCGAGCTGCGCCTACAACTGCTTTTGCGCCAAGCTTGAATGCACCGCCAACTGCTTTACCAATAATTTCATTGATTTCTTCTTCGGTTAACTCAGCAAGTTGATCTGCATTTACATTTTCGCTTAAAGCGTATTGACGTAGAATCTCAGCAATATCTGCTTCTGTGATTTCTACTTCTTCGCGGATACCATTTTTCTTTTTGTACTTGTCGTATTTACCAGTTGGATCAATACCACGTTTACGAGCTTTTGCATCCGCTTTATCTGTATCTAGCATGTGCTTAGCGTAACCCATTTTAGCCATCTTTGGATCTTGTTTTTCATGTTCAGCGTTACGCTGTGCAGCACGCTTGTCTCTGATCTTTGAGAAGTTTTTCATACCAATCATATGATCTTTAGATGTGTACTTTCCACCAAACATTCCAGTTTTTGCTTCATCTAGCTCAGTTTCTTCACCTCTTAATTTTTTAAAGGTTTTCTTAATGGCATTTTTATCCGCCATCTTCATACCTTTTTCACGCTTTGCCATTGTTTTCAATTCAGGCGAATGATCTGCACGTTTACCGTCTTTATCTTTACCACGAAGAATCTTAGCAGCAGCAGAATTAGCAGCACGATCTTTACTATATTTGGCTTTTGCTTTATAACTATCCATTGCCTTTGGAGTATCAAGAACTTCATCTAATTCTACTTCTTCTCCACGTATTTTTGCAAGTGAACGTTGTGTAGAAGTCATTTGGCGAACAGGCTTCTTGCGACCAGTAGGAGTGCGGCCCATAGCTGCATCGTGAGCTCTATTCTTTTCACGTTCTTTCTTCAGCCAATCACCTTTCATCTTTGGTGCTGCTTCATCAAGTTCGACTTCTTCAATGTGGTTTTTAAAGCTTTTCATTAGATTACCCGTTTATTGTTTATTTCTATTTATTTAGTTATCTACCTTAGCACCACTACGCCATTGATAGCACGACCAGTACTTAGCTTTCCATTTAGGACCTGGATTATCGCAGCCGTGACGAGCTCTAAATGAAGCTCTACGCTTTGGATCGTCACGTTTGATTTCCATATTTGGATCACCAAAACGAACTACAACAACATTACCTTTATCGTTCTTTACGTAGACTTTAAATTTTTTACCAGAAACCTCTGATGTACGAATAGGGTCATTAAGCTTAACTTTCTTACCTTCGTATTCAGCTGCTTCAACAACTAGATCTTCGTATAAATCGCATTCTTCGCAAATAGCATCAATACGATTTTCTGTGTATTTACTAAACTTATCCACCGAACTCGTGCCCCGCTACTCGTTTCATTTGCTTGTTAAACTCTGCCTGTGATGGTTTTTCTTTATAAAGCTTAATAGAAATATCAGGACGATCTTTACCTTTAATGCGCCAATTATGACCTTTTTCTTTATGCTCAGGCTTTGTAGTTTTTACAACTCTACGCTTATAGCCAGCTTCCCAAGTTTCAGAACCTTCCTTCATATCTTCTTCGTCTTCGTCTTCATCCTCAGGAGAACCTTCCATTACAGCATATAAATCTTTTGCTTTTTCATGGAATGCACTAACTTTGTTTTGCATCCACTCAGGAAAGTCTTCGCCTTTTTCAATATACTCAACCAATTCTTCAGCGACATCCATAATAAACTTGGCCTGGCGCATTGCCATTCCTTGTTCATCAGGTGATGGCGGCTCTTTTTCTTTTTCTTGTAATTGATCTACAAAATCTCTAAAGTTTTTCATTTCATTAGCTTCTTTATTGTTGTTAATGCTTTCTTACCATCGGGGTGGTTAGGGTTAATACTTACTTCATCTCCATTTACGAAGTCGGATATATTAGCCGACTTACCAAGAGCAGCAATTGCTTTATGTAGTGGATCTTTCGGATCATACTTACGTTCAAATCCAGGCTTACCTCTCAGTTCTACCCAAGTCTTATCGCCTTTTTCCCACATCTTAAGCACGTCTTGATCCTTACCACGAATCAGCTTGAGCTTAACACCTTCAGCAATATATTGCTTTAGACTTAGCAATTTGGTGTATCCTTCTTGAATCTCTTTACAAGCTTGATTGTACCTTCATCACCTGCTCCACCTTCTTCATTCTTTTTAGAACCACGAACCTTAGCAGCTAAGTCAGCATCAGCTTTACCCCATGTACCAGATGATTTAGTAACAAATGAGTTAACACGAGCGTGGCCCCACTGTTCTGGAGTTGTACCAGGACGATGGCCCGATTTCCAAGCTGCTACACCGCGATTATAAACTTTACGAAGGATACCCATTGGCATACCTGTTTTCTCAGCTTTTTTCTTTAGTGATGCTGTTGGATCTTCGTTTAGGTCTAAAGCTAAATCTTCGGTCAATGACATCAAGCTTTCAAGATTTAAATCTTCATTTTTCTTATACATCTTAAAGCGTTTGTCAAATTTAACTTTACCATTTTGGTCCATCAACATATGAGGGCGTTTCTTTAAAGTATACTTGCCCCATAGTCCTTCATTTATCTCAGTTCCATCACCTTCACACATGCAAGGTTCACAGTGGCAGTTACCGCACACCCACTCTTCAGATTCACCATACATTTTCTTATAGTTTTTAGTGTGTTGCGAAACTCTAGTCTTTACTCGCTTACCATCTTTAAAGTCACCTGGAGCTGGTTTATAATTAGAATCTTTATCTGCTCCATCTCCTGGCTTCTCAGCATGCCTTTTGAAGTGTGCTTCACGATCGTCTTTCTTGTCCTTTGGAACACCTTTATAATAGTTTTCCATAAACATTTCAAAACGAGAATTTAAATCAACGTCTTCTGTTTTAGACATTAGAGCATGTTTTCTAGCTCTTTCTTTTTCTTTTACTTTTGGAAGAAGTTTTCTAGCAATTGTTTCAATTCTTTTCTTAGAAACTTTTTCAATACGCTTATCGATCTGCTGTTTCTCACCAGCAGACATTTCGGCATAACGTCTATTCTTTGCGAATTTTGTTTTAAGAAGATTAATAGCAGCTTTGCGTGCACGTTTCTTTAACGTTTCCATGTTAGCGGTTTTACGCTTAGCTCTTTCTCTACCTCTAGCCATTTTATGACGATTCTTTTTCATAGCAATAGCTAGTTTGCGACGTTGCTGTCTGTCAAGAACTCTTTCTTCTAAAGGTTCCATATCGTCAATGTGAATTTCTTCTGACTCTGACATATTCATACCTTTTCGTACTAGCGCTGCTATTTCTTCAGCATCTCCTTGAATCTTTTTAGGTAAGTTAGCTACAAACTTTTTCATATCAGTCGCAGCGTAACCTCTCATTTTAGTTCCAGAAATACCGGAAACATCATCTGCTTCTTCATCTCTCTGGCCTGCTGATACTACTTTAATTTCATCAAACTTATATTCTTTTCCGTTATACTTGTTTAAAGTA